AAATATAATGAAGGTGATCATTATATATACCATACTGATCATGGCCATTTTACACCTAGAACTTTAAGTTGTATATTGTTGTTAAATAATGATTATGAAGGTGGTGAGATTTCTTTTACAGATCCTCAAGGTAACAACGAATTTAAGGTTGAGACAAGACCCGGAAGATTAATTGTTTGGCCTAGTAATTTTATGTATCCACATAAAGTAAATAAAGTAACGAAAGGAACAAGGTATTCAATTGTAGCATGGGCACTATAAGAGATTTTAAATATAAAAAAATAGAAAATTTTTTAGATCCTGATGTAGTAAGGTTAGCTTGTAGTTATTGTGAAATAAGACATAGACATGACTATAAAATTGTTTCTTCACAAGGACCAACCAAAGGCAACTATGATACTGAATATTATGCAGATCCTTTTGGTGAGTCTTTAATGATTTCTTCTATAGAAAAAATGAATAATTTAACAGGACTACAATTGTTACCAACTTATAGTTTTTTAAGAGTTTATACTTTTGATTCTCAACTTAAGGAACATACGGATAGACCTTCTTGTGAAATTAGTGTTACTGTTAATCTTGGAAACAGTGGAGAAGATTGGCCCATTTACATGGAAAATAAACCAGTAATATTAAAACCTGGAGACGCATTAATTTATTTAGGTTGTGAATTAAAACATAAAAGAGAAAAGTTTACTGGTGACTTTAATGCACAAATTTTTATGCATTATGTTGATAAATTTGGTCCTAATGCTAATTTTGTTTTAGATAAAAGAACCCTACCTGGGGAACAACTATAAGAAGACATATAGGTTTATAAAACAATCTTTATAAGGTATAATACCCATATGCCATTAACAAACGTACAAATAAGACCTGGATTTAATAAACAAGTAACCCCTACTGGAGCTGAAGGACAATGGACTGATGGGGATTTTGTTAGATTTAGATATGGACTTCCTGAAAAAATAGGTGGTTGGGAACAAATAACATCCAGTACACTTGTAGGAGCTGCAAGAGATCAACTCGTTTGGGCTGACTTAGATGGTAGAAAATACTCAGCTATAGGTACTAACAAGACTTTAATAATTTATTTTGAAGGTGCATTTTACGACATTACACCATTAGATGCTGCAATTGCTGGAGCAACCTTTACAACAGTAAATACTAGCCCAACTGTTACAGTAAATAAAGTTGCTCATGGTTTGTCTACTGGAGATTTAATCACATTTACTTCTGTTACACCACCAGTAGGAGCAGGTTATCTAGCAGCAGATTTTACTACAAATACTTTTGAAGTCGTAACAGTTCCAAGCCAAGATACATTTACAATTACAATGGCAGCTAATGCTGGTACAACAGTTGCAGCAAGTGGGGCAGCTACAATAAATCCTTATGTTAAAGTAGGACCATTGAATCAAACTTCTGGTTTTGGTTATGGTACTTCTGGATGGGGTGGATCATCTGGAGTAATATCAACACTTAATGGTTTACTACAAGATGATACTGCTGGGACTGGAGGGTCTGGTACTTCAATTACTTTATCTTCTGTTACTGGCTTTCCTACTTCTGGAACTATAAAAGTAGGGACTGAATTTATTTCTTATACTGGTATTTCTACAAATGATTTAACTGGTATTACCAGAGGAGTTGCAGGAACAAGAACTGCTCATTCGAGTGGAGCTTCAGTTGAAGTTTATCTTGGATGGGGAACGGCATCATTAACTGGTGGAGTGACTTTAGAGTCTGCTTCATGGTCATTAGATCACTTTGGTTCAAAATTAATTGCAACAATAAAAGATGGACAAACTTTTGAATGGGATACTATAAGCACTCTTGCTGCAGCTTTAAGCACTAGAGCAACAGTTGTAAGTGGAGCCCCAACAAAATCTGTTATGTCTATTGTTTCTGAAAGAGATAGACATTTAGTAATTCTTGGAACAGAAACTACAATTGGCACATCATCTACACAAGATAAAATGTTTATAAGATTTTCAGATCAAGAAAATATTTCTGATTATGCTCCGACTTCAGTTAATACCGCGGGTACATTTAGAATAGATTCAGGAACAAAAATTATGGGAGCTGTAAGAGGTAAAGATTATATATTAATTCTTACTGATACATCTGCATATGTTATGCAGTTTGTTGGACCTCCATTTACATTTTCAATTAGACAAGTTGGTTCAAACTGTGGGGCTATAGGACAACACTCTATCAAATATGCTAATGGAGCTGTTTGGTGGATGGGTCAAGCTGGAGGATTTTTCGTTTATGATGGTACTGTAAAATCTGTACCATGTTTAGTTGAAGACTTTGTATTTACAAATAAAGGAGACAACCTTGGCTTAAGTTATGGTAATGGTGAACAAGTATATGCGGGACTTAATCATCTTTATGAAGAAATAAGTTGGTTCTATCCTAAGGATGGTTCTTCATTAATTGATAGAGTAGTTACATATAATTATACTGAACAGACTTGGACAACTGGTTCATTATCTAGAACTACTTGGTTTGATGCCACACTATATGATAATCCTTACGCAACAGAATTTTCATCAACGGGCACTCCCTCTTTTCCAACAATACAAGGAGTAACAAATCAAAATGGTGCTTCAACTTATTATGCTCATGAAGTGGGCAACAATGAAGTAGATTCTACTGGAGCAAAAACAGCTATTCCAGCTTTTATTCAATCTGGAGATTTTGATTTATCATCAGGAGGAGAAGGTCAATTTTTTATGAGTCTTAGAAGATTTATTCCTGATTTTAAATTAATTACTGGTGATGCACAGATAACTATAAATCTTAGAAAGTTTCCGTCTGATACTTCAACATCATCGCCTCTCGGACCTTTTACAGTAAATAGCACAACTGAAAAAGTAGACACTAGAGCAAGATCTAGATTTGCAAGTATTAAAGTCGCAAACACTTCAACAGATCAAAACTGGAGATACGGCACTTTTAGGGCAGATGTACAACCTGATGGAATGAGATAATGGCAAGAGTAGATATTGTTATTCCTGAACCTACACCCATTTATACTGAAGACAATCAAAGACAAGTAGCTCAATCTTTACAAACACTTAAAGATAAGTTAAATACTTCTTATCAACAAGAAATAAAAAATGAACAGGATGCTTTTAATTACTTTCTATCATGACAATTAGATATAAAAACCAAGGCTACAAACAAGCTAGTACAGGCAAAACTACAGTGTTTACATGCCCTAGTGATGCAACAGTTATAGTTAAAAGTATTTATTGTGCAAACAATGATGCATCATCAGCTATTTTAGTAAACATGAATCTTGTTGATTCATCCGATTCAAGCACAGAGTATGAATTTTTTAGAGATGATGTAGCTGCAAAATCACAAGTTAATGCTACACCACAAGGCTTAAATTTAGAAGCAGGTGATGCAATAACAGTAACAGCAGCCACAGGAAGCAATGCAATCCAAGGTGCAATAAGTTACGCACTGATAGATAGATCTCAGGAAAACGGATAATAATTTTTAACATTTAATTAATGAGAAAAATTATTTTTACTGACTCTATACTTATAGATTATTTTAATGATGATGATTTCAATAATTTTAAAAAACAAATTTTTACAATATTAGAAGAAAAAAAACAAAATAACTTTACTGTACAAAAAAGTAACTTTGGTGGTTTTCAAACAGAAAGCATTAGCTCAGATATTAGCAAATACAATTTAGGTATAGAAAAAATATTAATGAATAAAATCATTAATATGTTAAAAAATAGTTATACTTTTAATGAAATAGAATTAAGCTTACATGAAATGTGGATTAATGAAAATAATAAAGGTGATTTTAATTCTCCACATATACATCCCGGTAGCGATTTTAGTGGTGTTTTATATATTAAAACATCCGAAAAAGCTGGTGATGTAGCTTTTATTAGAAACGATAAATGTCCAAGTATGGGTAATCACGAGCAAATTTTTAACGATACAGATTTTATTACTGAATCTAAGATAACACCAGAAAATAAAATGATCATAATATTTCCTTCATACATGCAACATATAGTTTATCCCAATCTAGAAAAGGATAGTAGAATTTCTATTTCATTTAATATAAGGTTACAGAATGGCTAGAAAATTTAAAGATCATGTTGTAAGAGATAAACCTAGAAAAAGAGGTAGTCGAAGACACAAAAAATCATTAAACAAAAACGAAAAAAGACAAAAGCGAACTCGAAGGTACAAGGGTCAAGGAAAAGGCTAACAAAATTTTAAATGAAAATAATAAATAACTACTTAGAAGTAGGTAAGCTTTTGGAATTACAAAAATTTATTTTTTCAAGTGAGTTTCCTTTATTTTATAATAACAAAGTTGATAGAAATGATAAAGACTTAAATGATTTTATGTTTGGCCATGCCTTTTATGATGATAACAAACAACAGAGTCCCTGGTTTAATTTTATTGTTATGCCTTTGTTAGGTAAATTAAATTTAAATTATTTAATAAGAGCAAAATTAAATTGTTACACTAAAAAAAACAATTTTATACACACTCGTTTACACACTGATTTAGACAAAAAACATAAAGTTGCTTTATTTTCGTTAAACACATGTGATGGATACACTTATTTTGACGATACAAAAGAAAAAGTAAAATCAATAGAAAATCGAATGATTATATTTGATGGTGATAGAAAACATTGTAGTGTAGCACAAACAAACACAAATTTGAGAATTAACATAAATATTAATTTTATTTAATCAGTAGACAAATTTAATTTAAAGTATTATAAAAGATACCGTAAACGAGGAGATTATTATGAATGATTTACCAAAAATACCAGCTGAGGCAAAAGAAATAATTAGACACAAAAAAACAGGAAAAGTATATGCTAATAAAGCTGAGTTTGATTCTGATGTTGCTGACCCCAATACTGACACTACTGTGGATGACTTTAGACAAGACCTTGAAATTAAAGTTACTAAAATTCCAATGGGTATTCAAACAAAAAAATAAATGAAACCTAGAGGTGCAACTGAACTTCAAATGGAAATGCTTAATAAGCATGTTTCAAAAGAGCTTTTAGATAAAGTACAGATTTGTACATCAATACCAGGAAAAGTTCCTATTGATCCTAATAAGTTAAATATTTTATGGCAAAAAAATTCTTATGATCAACCAAACCTTCAAGAATTTTTTACAAATAGAGAAAGACATAAAGAATATGATTGGTATGTTTTTAACAGCCATTGGAATTATGAAAAGTTTAGATATTTTTTTGGAATACCGACTGAAAGATGTATAGTTATAAAAAATGGTATTGATGATTTTCCAATAAGAAAAATTTATAAAAAAGGTAGCCCAATAAAATTAATACACCATTGCACACCTTGGAGAGGTGTAAATGTATTATTGTTAGCTATGCAACAAATAACAAATCCTAATATAACTTTAGATGTTTATTCGTCTACTCAAGTATATGGTTCTGATTTTAGTAAAGTGCATGATGATGAATTTAAACCATTATACGATCAAGCTAAAGAGTTACCAAATGTAAATTATATTGGATATAAACCTCATGAGCACATAAAAGAAATGATGCCTAATTATGATATGTTTGTTTATCCTTCTATATTTGAAGAAACATCATGTGTGTCAGCTTTAGAAGCTTTAGCGTCTGGGGTTCATGTAATTACAAATAATTATGGAGCCTTATATGAAACTTGTTCAGAGTGGCCTATCTATGTAAATTACTCTACTAATTATGAACAGATGGCAACAGATACTGCAAATGCAATTATGACTGCTGCGGCATACCTACATGAAGATAACATACAAGAACATTTATCAGAACAACAAAAATTTTATAAAAAATTTTATAATTGGAAAAGCAAAGGACAACAATGGAATACTTTTCTTACTGGAGCTTTAAAGGAGCATAATGAAAAAAAATAATGAATTTGTTAATGAAGATACATATCAAACACTTAAAGAATTTAGAATTGATCCTCCATCTCAAAATCTAGCTAAAAAGCCTTTATGGAAAGATAAACCAAAAACAAAACTAAAAAAAGATTATTCCATATTTGTTGCTACTCCAGTTCACAGCGATGTATCTTTACACTACACACAAGCATTATTAGAGTTTCAAAAATATGCAAATGAACAAGGCGTAGAAACACACTTTCAATTAATGAAATCTTCATTAGTTACGCAAGGGAGAAATTTATGTGTATCAAGTTTTTTGGAATCAGATCAAACTCATTTGTTATTTATTGATTCCGATATATGGTTTCATTCTCCGTCAATACTAAGAATGGTAGAAAAAGATAAAGATATTATATCTATACCTTACCCCTTAAAAACAATGATGTGGGAGAAACTATTTCAAAAAATACAAGATGGTGTAAATATAAAAAAACCTTACGATTTAAAAAAATATTTAAATACTTATCCTATGAGAGTTGAAAACCCTAAAAGTATAATTATGGATAATGGTGTAATTGAAGTTACCCATAGCCCTACAGGTTGTATGTTAATTAAAAGAGAAGTTTTTGAAAAGATGATAAAGGCTTATCCTGATAAGAGTATTGTACAAAAAACTGTTATTAATGGTGAGTATGTTAATAGACCCCATATGTGGAATTTTTTTGACACTTTACATGATCCAGTAGAAAAGGTTTATTTAGGTGAAGATTTTGCTTTCTGTAAACTTTGGAAAGATTTAGGTGGTAAATGTTATGCATTAGTGGATGCTCCAATAGTTCATGTTGGTGATCATACATACGAAGGTCGATTTAGTGATGAGTTGATAAGCAAACAGTAAAATGGTAATATATGCTATAATTAGGAAATTACTATATGGATCCATTCACAATAGCACTAGCCACATTTGGCGTACAAAAACTTAGAGGAAAATCTACAAAAAGATCATTAAGAGATGCATTTTTAGTAGGAGGTGGTTCCTATGCATTAGGGCAAACTGCAATGGGTGCTCAAATGGGTTTAGGCCAAGGTTCAGCTCTTTCAGCTGCAGGTCAACAAGCATCTACATTACCACAATTAACTAAGTCACAAATAGCAGGTGCACAATTTAGAACACCAGAATTACAAGAAGTTGCTTTCAAAGAAGGGGCCATAGGTGCGGCTAAAAAAGGTGCAGTAGAAGAACCAACTGGTATTATGAAATTATTTAAAAAAGCAAAAGACAATAAACTTGAAACTGCTTTATTAGCTAGTACAGTTTTACCATTATTAGGTGGAGAGGAAGAAGCTCCTAAACCAATGTTTACTGAGGATGATTACAAACAAGCTTACAAAGAACAATCTCAAAAACTTCAAGGTGGTTTTGAACCAGTAGCAAATGCAATGCCTTCAAGATCAGATGTATATGGTTCAAATATGTTTTATGCAAATCAAGGTGGACTTGCAACTGCAATACCAAAATACAATCAAGGTGGTGTAAATTATTTACCATCAAAAATAGATCATAATGAAAATGATGTTAACAATTATGTTAGAGCTGAAGGTTATGTAGAAGATGGAGCTGGAGCTGGAGACAAAGACGAAGATACAATGTTAGCTCAACTAGCTGATGGAGAATTTGTATCTAGAGCTGATGCAGTTTTAGGTGCAGGTATTTTATCTGGAGCAGACCCAAAAAGTTTTAAGAATATGAGAAAAGCAGGAGCTGACTTTTTTTATGATCAACAAAAAAAATTTAAAAGAATTTACGATATAGTCAATGCAAGTAAACAAAACTAAAATAAAAAAACAAGTAGAAGT